GAATACGTATCTTTGCAGGGCTGGATGGTATATTACCGGAAGTAAATACTACGTTACCGCCACCGGTTGTTGTATAGCTTGTTATATTATAGTGGTTGCCTGACGTTTTTAAAACGTTATCAACTTCAACTTTAATATCAGCTTCTTTTATGGAAGGAAAGGAAAACGACTTCGTAGCGTTTCCGTCTCCTGTGTAGTCTACGAAAGTTGTTGCCATTTATTTGTATATGTTAAGTATGTTGGCGGAAGCGAATTGTTTTTGTATTTGACTTTCTTTTTTAAGTCTCTGTTCTGATATTATCTTAGAAACTTCTGGATGATCTGTAAGTCTTCTCCAAGCTAATACACGAGCTTTCTTGAATAACTGGTCTATAATTCTATTATGGTAATAATCTCTAGCATCAAATTCACCACGCCTACCAGCTTTGATATCACTGTACATTAGTTTCATAGATGCTATAATTTTAGGATCTTTACTAAGTTTATCTAATTCATACTCTAAGTTTTGTGCACCTATTTCTTTTTGGAACATAGATCTAATTACAGGATCATCTGTTAGATTAGTACCATCAGGTGCATAATAAATAGACATTCTTAGGTCATAACCGCTATTAAATAAGAATCTTCTACCGTTTGACTCTTCTAGATTTAACGATACAGGACTAAACATATTAAATGATCTAGTCATAAAGTCATAATCTTTAATAGGATTACCATTAAGCATATCAAACTTAGTAGGTAGATCTCTACCGGGTAAAAACTCAGAAGCTAAGTTTCTATTACGAAGCGACTGGAAAACACCAGAGTTAATCTCACGCATATGAGGGTTGATTAGTTTACCTATTTCATTACGTAAACCAGCTAGTGGTACAGTGTTGTTAGCAAGAGATGCTGCAATACGTTCTACCTGACCGGGGCGTCCAGCTGCTAAATCTACAAGCTGTTGTATACCAGCTAGGTAAGACTTACTAGATATAGCTTGTGCCATAACTAATGAAATCTTTTGTAATTCTCTTTCTGTCCACTCTTCTCCCATCAACATACTTGCATCACCAACATCAGCAATGGTAGATAACACAAGGTTAAAAGGCTCTATAGAATCATAACCAACACGTACACCACCTACATCAATAGTTCTTGGTAAATATCCGCCATCAATCCAACCTTGACGTTTCTGTCTATCAGATGGTCCATTACCTGTAAGTCTACCAGACATCCAAGCTTGAGTTGCCATAAATACTACAGCAGAGCCCATCGCTAATCGACCTGTTTGTAGAGCTTTAGCATTTTCTAATTCTACAATGCTGTTGATACCATACTTTTTAAGTTCTGGTAAATTTTTGTTTGTAGCAAACGCTATATCATTAAACTCTTTAACTAAGAAGTTAAATCCGGGTGTGTGTTTACCAGTCAGTGCAAGTCCGTTTACACCAGTTCGTGCAAATAGAAAGAATGGTCTGACGTATGGATTAGCTGTTAATACATCATTAAGACCTTTAGCAAAACCTGTCAACGGTTGAGTAAGTGTAACTTCCTGACGTGCAAAATTAGTAGCTTCATCTCTTATATTACCATTACCATCAAATATCTGCTCATAAAAATCATCTTCATAAGCTCTCATCAGCTTTGCATTTATTTTAGGCATTTCATATCCATTGCCTTGCATATCCAAAACTCGACGCATAGCTTTTTCTCTCATCTTAGCTCTACCCAACAAGAATGTAAAAGCATCGTCAGTTGCTGCCATTATCTTAGTAGAGTATGAAAAGAAATTATTATTGTTGATATTACGAACCATATTAGTGAAAGCAAATACAGCTCTGTCTGTTGGATCAGCTCTACCACTTTCTTCTGCCCATCTACGTACAACCTCCCAGTTGTAATCTCCTTTATGAAACTCAGTATATCTAGTTTTAACAGTTGATAATTCACCACTCCAATAGCCATTTAGCTTTGTAAAGAATAAATCAAAAGCTTCTGGCACAGCATCTAGCATACCAGCCATAGATGATAAACTACTTTTTACAGTAGCTGAGTCTCCTGTAAATGGATAACGTAAGGTAGCTCCAATAAAAGTTTGTAATGGTCTAAGAAATGTTGCAGTACCTGTACCTAAAAGTGCTCGCATAGGAGTTTTAGGTCCACTTAATACACTATGACTAACCATTTCTTGTAAGCTTCTAATTAATGCTCCAGTACGGTCAGGTTGACCCTCGGCTAATTTACCGCCTTTTAGTATAGTTCTTGCCCAGTTGTCAAAATCTTCTAAATTATTAACATTTTTCATCATAGAAAATGTTTCAAACAACGCATTAAGTAAGTTATCATCTGGATCATCTTTAGCTATTTTTAGCATAGACAAGATAGATGATTTTACATCTTCCATATCTGATTTTACAGCATTGTTTACAGCATCATTTAGCTGTGCTTTAGTTTTTCCAGCACCAAATGATCTAAAATAATCAGATGCTACAAACCTAGACTTCTTAGTCTGAAACAAAGCAGTTAGCATAGTATCAACAATCTGTTTTGCTGGACCATCTATATCATCTAAAGACACGATATCTCTTAATTCTCTACCTGCAATACCTGTATCACGTAGCTTTTTAAGTAAATCTCCTACAACTAAGTCAGCTGTAACAACTGTTTCACCAGCCCATGTCTCATAAACTTCTTCTCCTAATGGAATAGTAGCTGGCTTTTTTTCAAACAAGTCCTGTAAGTACTCGTCAGGTGACATATCCAAAGGATCTCGGCCTTTAGTTATTTGATGGAATGATTCAACAGAATCTCTCCAGAGTTCACTTAATAGAGCTCTATTACCTTTTACAGCATCTAGCTCTCTTGCAAACTTTTCTGTACTCATCAAGCCTTTTAATGTAGACTCAACAATTTCATCAGTCGTACCACCAAATCTAGCAATACGTTCTCTTTCAACAGCAGTTGTAATACCACCAGTAGAGCCATCTTCAGATCCCCAGTCTTTACGTGTGCGTTGTAACTGATCTCTAGCATCGCCCGGGTCAACAGTAGATGTGTGAGCACCTTGATGCCTGTCAGCAAATGGTTTATTTTTATCAGCTCTAAACTGTGTTTCGTTACGTCTGAGCTGTGCTAATGCAGCAGTAGTTGTTTGATCTTCTATACTTCCATTACGGCGTACGATCTGTCGTTTAACTGCTTTACCACCCTTACCTAGTAGATAAGCAGCACCGTCAAAAGCTAGTCCTATACCCATACCTTCTACGATGTTTTTCATCTTCATCATAATAGGATGGTCAGTTTCTTTAGTACTTAGAGGTGTATCTATCCAACCATAACGGTCTCTCATAGCAGCTAACGCATTGTGTCCGTCTGATTCTTTTGATATTAAATCAGACATACCACCGATAGCAATAGCTCTAGTTATATTTCCAGCTCCTAGTAATGCTGATGCACCACCAGCCAGTAGAGGAACACCTGTAGCTGCAAGTCCTTTAGCTGCTAGTACAGTACCAACAGCTAATGAACCAAAGTGTACAGTTCCTCTGAGTAATTGACCCCACCATGTTTTAGTAATAATAGGATCTTTTTTATTAGTAAAAGGATCCCATTCTGGTGTGTAAGATCCTGTTTCTTCTATTTCTTTTTGTCTGGCTCCAGAAATGGCGTCAAATGTACGCTCTCCGAATGTAGTTACTGAAGATGCAGTGTCCTGTAAACCACCCGACAAACTAGATTGTAATTCTTTAGCTACTCCTTTGATACCCCATTGATCTGCGTTACGAGGATCTTCTCTAGTAGCATTATAGTTTTCGACTTGTCTTTGTTCTTCTGCCTGAGACTCAGTGATCTGATCTGTGATGGCGTTAGCTTCTGCGACTTGTCTAGCAACCTCATCTAAATCAGGGATAGATGAGTCATATGAAGAACTCATTTATTCTTCCTCCTTTTTGTCAGGTCCATATAAGTCCATATTAATTTTGTATTGGGCAGCACCTTTTAAAAGATAACGTACTTCATTCCAAATATTTTCATCGTCATCTACGTCTTCAATACCTTTAAATAGTTTTTCATAGCTTTTAGATTCGTCTGCACTTATAGGTAACATGTTTAGATAACTAACGTCTCCATTAAGAGTAAGTTTCTTTTGTGATTCTAATGCTAAATTAAGCATCATTAACTCATCTTGAAATGTACGATCAAAATTTCTATCAGCAATAGGAATATTATTTGTTAGCATGTATTCTAATAATATTTTAAGATTATCACCTCGAATACCATAAATTCCGTATCGTTTATCATCTAAAATATCATTTGTATTACCAGCTAACATATCTTCATATAGCTGTCCTACATTCATAGTTGAGAGATTTGCATTTTCATAACCTCCTTCTATACCGGGTTGGGATACAGTAAATATTGCATCTTCTCCACCGTTAGCCTGTATGTTTTTACTAATTGGTCTATCAAGAAGAGACTCAGTAATACCTGTAAAGTTTTTAGATGAACTTAATATTGTTTGATATGTTTTTGCATCGGTTGGAAAATGTGTTAAGTTTCTAGCAGATATGGAATCTACCTTACCTTTTAGTGGCAGTAAAAAGTTATCATACTCATTTCCTATAAGGTTCATGGCTTTTAATCTTGCAACCATTAATCCTCTAGCATCTAAGTCTGGATAATACTTTTCCAAGTTAACATATAATATTGGTATATCTCCACCAAACTTTAATTGCTGTTGAGCTTGTAAAGCATACTTTAACTCACCAATATTATAGTCCTTGCTATTTATCCATGCGTCTTTATCAGCACTAATATCTTCTGTGTTTTTTATTAAGATTTTACCGGGGTCGTATTCGACTTCATCTTTAGGTATATTCTCATCATAGAGTCCTTTCTCTATTTTGTCTGATACTTTTATATATGCGTCTGCCCTAGCTTTTGCCGAATCTACATTACCTTCTTCTAACTCTTTAACAAGTCTAAAATAATCTTGGTTAGCTGCAATCTTTATATAATTTTTGTTTCTTTCCAAAGTCAAAGGTGTTATATTTTTTGGAAAATTGTTTCCAGCATATACTTCTATATCATTAGTTATTTTAGCTATTGTATCTTTATCTGAATCTGTACCTGTGATAGCAGTTGCATCTGTTAACTGTTTAAATCTTGCTACTTGTTCAAACAAGTCAGTGCCAATAAATTCTTGTAGTTCTTCGGTAGATATTAAAGTATCGTTGTCATCATAGCGTTCTTTAAGTTCTGTAAAACGACCATTTAAAGCAACTGTGTCTCGTTCCCTATTTATATCACTTAGTTTTTTATCAAGTGATAGCTGTGTTTCGGTCCAGATACCTCCCATTTCAGAAAAGCTGACATTAGTTCTTCCGTCTGAATGTCCAAACTTATGCTCGTTCATTAGATAATAATAGTCATCGTCTGTCATACCTAAGTTTTTGTATGCAAACTCAACAGCATCTTCAAATTCTACTAACGCTTGTTTCGTAGCATCTTTTGGTGTATAACCTCGAGCTTCATAGCTAGCAGCTATATTTTTAATCATTCCAGTTTTGGAATCGAATAATGAGTCAAATCCTAGATTATTACTTTTACTATTATTAATTACACCCATGATAGTTGTAGCTCTACCATACTGAGTGTTGTTACTTACTTCTTGATTCGCAGCACTGTTATTTACAAGACCGTCTACACCGAGTTCTTTACTAAGAACTTGTTTTAGATTGGGTAGAATGTGATCTATAATATCTCCATCACTGATTCTAGGATTACTTTCTCTGACATACCCTAGAAAATGAGCAGCAGCTTCTTCTAACCACTCTCTTTTATCATCAGGGTCAGTCAGTTCATCAAATCGTAAACCGGTTCCGGAGTGTAATAGATCTCTTTTCGCAATTTCCCAAAAAGCAGGGGCTAATATATTTGCTTCTTTAGCAGCATTAGAACCTGTAAGTCCTTTAGATAGTAGTAGTGAAGATTTCCAAGATCCAAGATTATCAGAAGTTATGGTAACTTCACCATCTGGTCCATCAAAAGTATAGCTACCAGTTTTTTCAATCGAGTCGGTAGCTTTAGCTATTTCTATCTCAAAGTCTTTATCTATTGCAGATTCTTCTTTTTGAAAGTCAATCTTTGCAGCGTTCCACTTTGTTACGTACCTTTCGTCGTTGGCTTGGTTATCTATATTTTGTAGATAGTTACGATTATCTTTAAATTTTTGATACTGTTTATTTAACTGTATGCCAGACTTAGTTAGACTGGCTAGATCTTTAAAAGCTTGATCTCTGACTTTAATAGAGTCGTTAAACAGTTTGATGTTATCTGCAAAGAACTGCTGAGAGTCTTTGATCTGTTCATCTATATTTTTGTTAACAGCTTCTGTTAAGTCTGGTTCTGTTTGGGCGTAGTTGAGTTTCTCATCTATGTAAGGAGCACCTTTGCCCCTTCCCATAGACTCATAATATCTTGATACTGAATCTGTCATGTTATTTAACTAAATAATTTGGTCCAGAAATCAGCTCCGCCGAAGCCAGTTCCTATACTTGCAACTTGACTTGCAATACTTAACGCACCACTCAGTCTATCGCTTGGCGGCATCAGTACAGGAGCACCGTACTCTGGTCGTACACCAAGAGTATTTCTGGTCTTGGCAAGTGCAACTTGATACTCTCGTTTTCTTGCTGTAAATCTACGTGCCATATTAGCACCAAACTCGTTCTCTATTCCAGCTTCGAGTCGACCTCGAGCTTGTAATAATTTAACAAGATTTCTTCTTCCAGCTGTTCGTGATCTTCCACCTTCATTGACAGTGCTTTTGTCAGCAAAGTAAGCTGCGTAACCTTGCTCTAAAGCTTTGAAGCTTTGACCTTGAGCATATACAGCTCTCTGGTAATCATCAGAGATAGCACGACTAAAACCTCTTGCAGCTAGGTCTACATTTTTGACAGCTTGTGCTTCTCTATTAAAAAATTTTAACGACTCGGAGCGATACTTAGCATCTTTCTCCATATGTCGTTGGCGGGCTGCATGTCTTGCACCCGCATTAGCGTCTACGCACACGGCAAAATTCTATAAATGGTAATTGATATGGTCCGTTCTTAACTATACGTAAGAACTTAAAACCTAAAAACTTTAATAGTTTTAAATGTACTGTATTTCTACAGTCTACTATGTTCCACAATAGAGGCTCTTCACGGCTATCGACAAACCGTTTCGCTTCTCTTGCAAATGTAATTGGATAGCGGTGTATCTCTGGAGTGCATAGCATCCAAATCTGACCCTCATTTCCGACTCCTGCTAGTCCGGCAGTCTTGCCGTCTGGTACTGTGAAATACACAGCAGAGCCTTCCTGACCCACCAAAGGTAGGAAGATCATAGGATCTAGCCCATGGCCTTCTACCACCTCTCTGAGGTCATCTGAACGTAAGTTTGAGGCTACCTCTATAGCAGCCTCGGTTGTAACTGGGTGAATGTAATTAGACACGTTTGTAAAATAATGGTGAATAATCTGCTTCCCATGACATGCCTAGTAAAGTGGCTGGAGCTGGGTGGCTAGATTTAAGTGTAATATCTACGTTTGTATTTCTTTCGTAAACAGGTATAGTTTTTATATACTCTTCTAAATATGGTGCATCTGATACTTCATATTCATCTAGCACCGATGATTCATATATTTCAGTATAGTCAGACTTACCAACACGTTCAAGTGTAGTTTCGTATAGACCTATCTTACCAAAATGTAATTTGATTCGATGTACTATTAGGGATGAATTTATATCAGCACGTGATTTTTCTCCTTCTTGTTTTTTCGGATAAATTCTAGGAAACTCTACAAGATACTCATATAAATAACCTATTGTAAGAGTTACACCAGACCAGTTTCCCGGTACTGTAAAGCTTGTTGTACTGGTTAATGTAGGTTTAGCATATCTACCTATTCTAGTAGCGTTACTATTTACATCAATCAATGCTAAATCATAATTAGGTGTAGTGACATTAGGCAACCAACTAACGCTACTAAATGTAGTTAAATTTGTAGCTGAATTATAGCTACCACCACTAATAGTAGTATGATTATCTAGGTGTATCTGATAGCCTATGTCATCTTGTGTAAAACTAGGGTCATCATCAGACTGTATAAGTTTTATACTTTGTAAGAAGTTATCTGTATCTAAATAAAAATACTCATCATTAATAATAAAATGGTAGAGAAGTGGGTTATTTAGTTTCCATTTAAACCATGCTTGTTGCTCTGTTCTATCTCCTACTTGTAGATATTTGTAGCCAAATACGATATCAGAGTTAGTTTTACCTATTAATATAATAGAGTTTTCTCTGGAATTAGTCAGTAAATCTAAATCTTTAGGTAGTAATGTAGGTACTAGCTTACTAATTTCTGCAATACTAGGCTCGCCCTCTCTTGCTGTATTAGCCATTTGGTTCATACGACTAAACTTATTAGAGTTATCTATGTAAGCTATAGTAGTACCTAATGATATAGGAGGCATATCTTTGTTATAATTATATGTAGATACACTTCTTAACTTAGCTGTGTCTGGATTTAATACAGTATCATCTGATGCAAGCAAAAACTGTTGGTTTGTACTAAATACAAGTAGTCCAGCATTAATTTCTATACCATCAAATATATCAGATGGGAACATAGATGCAGCAGATATGTCAATAGGATCACTAGCTGACACAGTAAGAGCTGATTCTATAAAGAAATCAGGGGTTCCTAACGTACCCGGTCTTGATGTTATAACATTTTCTCCGGCTAATATGGCTAATCTATTACGGTGAAACAGTACTTTATTAACACGTTTACCTACAAATGTTGGCATAGGGTTAGTATTATCATCACCTACTCGCCTATCTTCATATGTAAATTGTTTTACAGTAAATGTAGTTGTGGCTGTACGCTGTATGACCAATGGCATATTAGTCAAAGACTTAGCTATACCCGGTTTTGCACACTCTGTCCATGATCCTGTACCATCAAGCTGGTTTTCTCCGTCAAATCGTAGGTAGTAATCATCTTCGTCGGACATTCTAGCGTTCTTAACTTGCACTATATATCCATGTCTGCACTGGTTAGGTAGTAAAGTAACCTCGTTAATAGTCTTTTGGAAAACTCTCATCAAGTCTTCTTCTGCTATTTCTACACTAAAAGGGTTAGCACTAGATAAATATATACCGGGTCCTATAACCTTAGCAGTTATACCAGTTGGTAATAGAGCTGTGATACCCGCTAAAATAGTATCAGCTGTTACGGCTGTATCAGAATCAAAGGGGGTAGGAGCTGGACGTATAAGACCATCGCCATTGTTAGTAAGTGTAGCTTTAACAGTTGTAGTTTCAATTTCTGTAACAGTAACTTCTATAAATGCTTGACCATCGGAGCTGTTCGCAGTAGCTGCATGTTCTGGTTCTACACGTATAACGTCACCAACATCCCAACCTTCTCCACCATGTAGTAATACAACCTCTATGTTGTAGCTACATCTGTAGTTACCACCACCCGGTCCGTTAGAGCTAGCACTATAGTTAGGGCTAACACCTTGCTGACCTAAAGCTGTAATACGAAATGTTAAGTTATTTTTACCTGTAGTTATTGTTGTACCACTACTGTTCTTTACATGTACTACGTTAGTTGTAGCACCATAACTTCCAGCAGCTGTAACAGCATATACCTCTGTACCTATACCGGGGCAGTGACCTGAGCCATCTCCCTCGTCATAGCTGTTACCTGTAATTTTTACTTTAGTAGCTCTTTTAATTGTAGTTAAGTTTCCAGTAGATGTAGAATCAAATATATTCAGACCATACTGTCTTCCATTTTCAGTTCTTAGTAGTTCGATCATAGCACAGTGAGCTTCTGGTCTATCATCTGTTGTTCCTGTAGTACCTACTAGAGTATTAGCATTAGTACTATCACGACTGCTAACAAAGGTAGTGTCGTTGATAGTAAGGAACTGTAAATTTTCTGGTTCACTTGTTGCTAGATAATTTTGTATTGCGGTCTGTCCACCAGTACCGTAAGCTGTAGTCATCTGTTGCCCATCACTGCAACGCCAGACTCTGACTTGACCGTCAGCTGCTACTTGACCTACGTAAGATCCTTCTGTTTCATCACGAAAATAATGAAACCAAGAACCCCCACTTTGTACATTAGCTAAGGGGGCTGTGCCTATGCGTTTGCTGCCCGGTCTTTTATATAAACCAAAGGTTGCATCAGGGATTGCATTTACCACATCTCTAACTTGCCCTTGGAATTTTAAGTGATCTGCTTGTTCTGAAATCCCTTGAATAAAGCTAGGGATAGTTTGTGTAATGCCTGCCATTATCTTCTAAGGTTTCTCCATGGTTGATAGGTAGTATATGCTGTATCATCTTCAAATCCAAACATACTATGATTACCCTGATTGCACTCGTACTCCATAAGAGCTGCACGACTTAGTGCTTCCTGTTGTCCTAGTAATTGTACGAGTTGTGTGTTAGCTACAAGTTGAGTAGCTGCCATACGTGAGGCTCTGTAAGTTATGTATCTTTTAAATACAGGAGGTAAGTCCTCAAAGTTATATAATCTAATAACGTCTAACTCGATAGAGTCAGCCATGTCAGTGAAGACATCTGTATGAGTTATTTTGTCATATAAGAATCCGCCACGTCTAACAAAATTATAATGTCTTCTGCTCCAGTTGTCTGGTAGATCTATCTTAACTATGTCGTTAGATATAGCTATTTTGTTTGTGTTAGAATCTTTGTTAAATGTTACATGACGTTCTCTGTTAAAGTGCCAGCCTTCCGCCTGTGTGTCAACATTAGCGTCACGTAGTAGATTATATATAAATTGTATTTCTGGATTGTTATTAGATATTACTCCAGTGGATGGATCTTTTAATTGTGATATTGGTG